ACCAGAAGCATGGGGCTCAGCATCAAGTGTCTTAAAGTTAGTTATTCCAGAATCACCGACAAGGGAAGACCCACCGCTCAAGAACATCTTCAAGAGCGGGCCTACGATGCGCTGTTGAACGCCCAGTCGGATCATGTCTTGGATCAGCGAACGAACGAAGTCCCCCGCGTGTGCTTTGCCTGTGGTAAAGAACGACACAAGGCTGTCTTCCATGCCCTTGAAAGCCTTAGTGGCAACAGCCTCCGTTGCCTTGAACTGGTCAGCTACAGCGTCCTGGTATTTGACCGTAGCGGCGCGCAATCCTTCCGCTGCACTTGTTTGCTTCGAGTGAGTGTCTGCCTCCAGCTTGGCCATCTTACGTAGTTGCTCTTCCAGCTTTTTCAACTGTGCAAGGCGCTCTTGCAAGTTGCCGACAGTTTGCTTGCTGTCTGCATTCTCATCAATGGCCATTTGAGTGGCCAGAATTTCGTTTGCAACTTGCTGTTGGCCCTGTGCCTTTTCCAGCAGCATGGCCCTACGGCGAGCCTCTTCGCTGGCTCCCATGAGATTATACTCACGAAGCTGAACAGTGTACTTGCGGTCTAACGCGTCCGTTGCGTTCGCAATTTCTTTGGTGCTCTGCTTGAATGCGTCTGCTTCAGCAATTGCTTTACCGTTAGCAGAAATGTTCTCAACCTTGGTAAGCGTTGCAACATAGGCAGACACGGCACCGTTCAGCTGATCCCAGGCTTTGGCCTCCAGCGCGGCAACCTTAATCTTGTCATCAGCTGTTTTTGTTGGCTGTTTTTGGATTTGTGCCAGTTCTCGACTGGACCGCACAAGAGCCGCATCTAGTACGGCGTTCGCCGCAGCCTTTGCCTTCTCGGCATAGGTGTCTTCTGCATGGCCTATTGCCGAGACATAAGACATGTACACGGCCAAGTCCGCAATATTCAGATTGTTGATGGCACGAGAGACGTCCCTTGCCTGAGACAACCGATCGCCTGCAATGCGTTTGTCAGCGGTCAGCTGACGCTCAGCTTCAGCTGTGTGCGCAGCGCCAATACGTTTGGCTTCCTCGAAGTCCCGTTGGGCGTCTTCGAACAACTTATCGGTGGCAACGAAAGACGCACCGGCAACATGCTTGTCCGGGCGCTTCTCTTCCACGCGGCGCAATTGGTCGTTGAGGCGCTCTTGGATGGCCACAATGTTGACGCCATACTGCTGAGCCAACGCAACGAGTTTGCCGTAACGCTGGGCTGCATCGGACAGCAGCTTGCCTGTGTTGTCTTTGGAACTAACTTCTGCGAACTTGCTGGTGGACTCAATCAGGTCTCGAGACACCTTGGCATTGTTCAGAGCTTGCGCAATGAAAGAACCGGACGCGTTAAACACTTGTGCGTCATCGGCTTGCCTGCGTTCCAGCGGTGTGCGGTTTGCAATTTCGCGGGCTTTGAGCTTCTGCTCAGCCAGTATTGCTTCCTGTGCAATTTGCGCGTCGTTCGCTTTCTTTTGATCAGTTACAGTTTCTTTGCTAAACTTCTGGCTTAAATCCTCACGAATTTTTGTGTACTTGTAATAACGATCAACTGCTTCGCCGTAGCCTTCTTGGTCGTTTTTAGCTAGCGCGCGACGCATGTCACGCTCTGCTTTGAGCACATCATAATTGGCGCGAATAAGCTCATCGGTGGTTGTGTCCTTGGTTGTCGATTTCATAAGTGCATCTTTGGCTTTGCTGGCAGCGGCCTCAACTTTATGCCATCCAGCGGCAAGCCAGCCCAAGTTCTCAATCAACTCGTTAGAACGCTTGAGCCCTTCGTCCGCGTAGGTTTTCATTGCGAGCGCAGCGGCGCCCTGTTTGTTCCCTTGCACTTCCATTGCGGCGATCTGCTGATAAACCTCCACAGTAAGGAAGTGAAATTGTTCGTTCAGCGCTGCAATAGACTTTGCAGGAGTCTTGGCCAGCGATTCGAACTGCCCACTGAGCTCCTTGACGCTAAGACCGGATACTTGCGCCATGGCCACAACCGCAGGGGTAATGCTCGCCAGCTCCTGCCCTGTGAACCTACCAGTAGAAGCCAAACCAAGCAGGATTTCCTTGGCTTCTCCGATTGTACCGGCGTACCGACTTGAACTTTGGGCCAGTTCGTTAAAGCTGGCGACGTTGAGTGCCGTGATTCCGCCAGTTGTGGACATAGCGGCGTTAATCTTGTCTACCTCCAACGAGCCTTTGGCAATCAGGTAGGTGACGCCAACCATTGCAACGCCAAGACCAATCAAAGACAATCCGAGGCCGGATGTGACAATTTGCGCCAAACCACCATATTCAGCAAGCACCAGCAACGATTGCCCGAAGCGGGTAAAACGTCCTTGCAACAATTCGTGCGCCAGCACCACAATTTCTTGACGGGCCCGGCCAGTGAACAAGTTCACACCAGACCACATCTGGGCAAGGGACTCGCCAGTCTTGTGGCCAGTTTCTCCGACTTGCTTCAAACTCTTTTCGTAGGCAACCATGTGAGAAACATGGTCGTTAGCCTGAGCAACAGCAGACTGGCCGAACTTGGCCACAACAGACGCTTGGGAAATGGCTCCATGATCAAGAGCCTGCCGCGCAGCGTCCATGATGGATTGCCGAGCCGCCCAGGACTTGTTAGCCCAGGCAATCTCTTCCAGCGCCAGTTTCTCGGCGTTCTTCACGCCCTGCGCCACCGCCTGTTCGTCCAGCAAACCCGGAAGGCTACCCACATTGGCAGCCGCAGCAGAGCCAAGCTTGGTTGTTGCGCCCGCAGTGCCGATGGCAGGCTGGGCCTGCATGGCTTGGAAATCCTTGAGAATGGCAATGCGCTCATCCGCGGACTTCTTGGCCCAGGCAATTTCCTCGAAGGCTTTCTTGCGGGCCGTCTCGACAGCTTGGTCTAGGTCGTCTCGCGACGCCTTCATTAGATTGTCGTAATCGTCCTGGCGCTGCTTAACCATGTCCGATTCGGACTTCAGGCGCTTCTTTTCCGCGTCGGCAGCATCCGCTTCTTCCTGCCTGCGTACAGATGCAGAGTAGTCACGTATCTCTTTTAGCAAACGAATCTGTTCCGTGGCCGCCTTCTTTTCGGCTGCAATGCGGTCATCGATTTCTTTTTGCCGGATTGCCGCTTCTCGCTTGTTGTCCTCAACGATGGCTTGCGAGTGGGCGTTGTCGATTTTCTTGGCTTCGGCGAGTGCTTTCTCAGCCTGTTCCAATTGACGCAGCAAGTTGATTTGTGCGGACAGCGCCTCGGACTGTCCAATCAGCTTTGCTTGGTATTCGAGGACCGCGGAGGTTGCACCCGAGTAGCTCAGGATGTTGCGGTCAATCTGGTCAGAGAGCGCCTTGGTCTGGAGTGCGTTCTTAGCCTTGGCCTCGTCGTCCAAGTTCATGACTTGGACGACCTTACCTACCCGGTCATGAATGGCATCGAGTTTTGCGGTTAGGTCTTCGTAGCCTTCAGACGTAAAGGCGATGCCAAGATCATACATTACGGAGTTCCTGTCTTAGGCGCATTTTTTGCGTCCACTACGTCATGCCATTGCATGTACGCTGTGTCTACGGCCATTAAGCACGCTATCTCAAAGGGAGCCGGGCTCAATTGTAGCACCGTTGCCCACGCATGCACCTCCGCGTATGTAATATGGCAGCGTCTATTACCAATAGAACGGGTGGCATGAAGTTGGTGCCACCACTGCCAAACGTGAGTCAGCTCAAAAGGAATTGGCTCAACAAGAAGCTGCTCCGGCACTTCGCCGGTTTGCCGGTAGTAGGAAATGAGATGGGTTTCGAGAGACTGCCCATCTTTTTGTGGCTCACCTAACTCAAAACGGCCGGTGGCCGCAGCCACCAGACGTCGAGTTAGGTCGTCGTGAAATTTGCGTCGACTTCCAGCGCGGCAGAGATCTTCTCGCGCCACGTCGGATGCTTGGCCAGCAGCGGGCCAACGCGAGCTGCGTCGAAGTCCACCAGCTGACCGCCAGAGCCGAAGCCGAACCATCCGACCACAACTGCTGTGGCCAGAGCCAATTCGTTCTTGTCGATCGTCTCGGCAATGGCCAACGAGCCTTGTTCAGTGGTGGCGTCCAGAGCGGACTTGCGGTTGGATGCCCGGCGCAGCGCGGCTGCACGGATGGCGGTTGACGCCTTCTGGTAGTTGGCGCTGTTCTTGCCAACAACGGTGAAACCGTACACGGGCTTCCCGTCTTCGTCGCTGGCAAACGCCACGTCAAAGATGGGCTCGGTGGTGGGAACTGCGTCCAGATCGAAGCTGGCGGTCTTGGGCTGGTTGGGGGTCATGATGTCCTACAAGTAGAAAAACGGTCCAGGCATTGCCCAGACCGTCACGAGGTGGCAAACTGTGCCACCGGCAGATCAGGCCAGGCTGTCCTGGATGCTGATGATTGTGATGTCGTTCGCCAGGGCGGGACCGCCCGCAGCGTTCATCTGCGCCGTGAAGGGGTAAGAGCGCAGAATGGCCTTTTCGCCGTCGTCGGGATCTGCATCCGTCAGTTTCAGAGCCGACAAGGTGAACGCCACGAAGTCGGCCGTGTTGGTGGTGTCCGTTGCCATGACCACACTCAAGGACGTCACGGTTTCTGCATCAAACAGGTCACGCAGCGTGGTGCTGTCGAAGAACGCGCTGAACGTGCCTTCCACCATGATGCGGCCCCGTGCCATATCGGGAGCGAAGTTGGAACCCACAACTGGGCCCTCGGCCGTCAGCGTAGTCTTGATGCTGAAGCTGACGCCGGTGACCACAAGCTGCGCCACGTTGCCAATGCGAAGCAGACCGCGCACGCTGGTGAGTACGGGGGACGTGGTGGCTGCCGTGGGGCCGGTCAGGACTTGGGCGACGCCATTGGTACGGACGCCCAGGCCCATTGCGTTCATCTTGAACGTTGCGTTGCCGCTGGCTGGCAGGCCGATGTCGATCTGGCCAACGCGCAGGTCCGGGAAGAACTCGCTCTTGCTGATGTCTGCGTACCACTCTTCGACGCTGAACAGCAGGTCCGTGTGGCCGCTTTGCGGAGGCACCGTCTTCTTGCCCATCACCGTGATGGTGCTGGAAGCAATTGGGCCTTCCGGAATCAACACGCTGTTGTTGACCGTTGCGCCGGTAATCACCGTCTGCGTGACGTTGGTGACCAGGATGTTGTTGTCGCGGTTGACACCGTTGGCGTAGGTGCCAGCGGTGATGCGAATCACGTCGCCAATCTTCAGGCCCTTGGTCAGAAAGGTGTTGGCACCGTCCGTGAAGGTCCAGGCACCGGCCGAACCGGCAATGGTGATGGATGCAAGGGTGATGGCAGCCGTGGCCGTGAAGGCTTTGCGGCACAGCGCGGCCATGAACTCCGAGTAGGTGCCGGGGGACAGCAAGCCGTCGAAGGCCCACGCACTTGAGGCAGTGCCCAGGTTAAGGCCGGTGGACTGTTGGTGCGCAACAATTTCGTCGTTGACGTAGGTGGCGCGATTGGTGTTGAGATTGGAGGTGCGGCGGCGGAGGATCTTGCCACCGGCTCCAGTTGCAGGAGTGCCAAGGGCCGACTGGACCTTGAAAACTGTGAGCTTGTTAATACCTTGTGCGACGGTCATGTCAGTTCCTTGATCAGTAGAAAATTTGAGCCATGTAGGGAACCTTTACGGGCAGATGAATTTGGTCTTCATCCGATTCGTCGAGATACCCCAACTCCGGTGTTTCTGCAACTTGCACAGTGATTCCGCCATTGACGAAACTTGAACCCTTCTTAAAAAGGCTTCTGAGCAACTCTGCACGAGCCAGTATCGCACCTATGCCAACACCATTCGGGTAAACCAACGTCACCTGAAACAGCCCGATCTCTTGGTAGTAACCAGCTCCTTGAACTTGGTCGTCCGGCTTAAAGGGAACGAGGTACACCTTTTGGTAAGGCACTCCTGGAACTGGCGAAAAAACGACGTTCTGAAATGCAGTCAGGTTTGGAGTGACAATGCCGCTGCTGCCTGCAACCGTGACGGATATGGTAGCCCCTGTCGCGGAGTTTTGCAAGAAGAACGTTGTGGAGCTTTGCGCAAGCACCTTGTACATGTCAGGGAGCGCTGGCGTCCCGCCTGTATATCCAGGCAGACTCACCTGCATCCCGGTTACAAGGCCATGAGCGGAACCTGTGGTGAATAGTGCGTTTGTGCCAACCGCAACCGCAGACAATGCGGTGCCGGAAACGATTGGCGCGGCTGTGGCTAGCTGAGCTTCCAGTGCAGCACGAATTTTGACTATGCTCACCGAACTCTCCTGCCTGAGTCTACAATCTCTTGAGCCACCTTACGAACAATGCCGTTGAACTCACGCTTCACCTGAAATAGGATTGGCTTTGGCGCTTGCTTCGACCATCCCTGCTCAATGGCCAGGGCGTAAGGAACATTATTTACCAGATAGAAACGATACCTGCTTGCCTGCAACGGGATAGCTGCGATGTTGTTGGCCACAGTGCTAACGCCTGCCGGATCAATCTTGCCAGGCAGCCAACCAACTGGAACAGATCCGACTCCAAGTTGCCAGTTGCCGCGGAACTGGCCGCCACGATAGCCGGGCGGGTGGTTCTTTGGCCGCTTCCACAGACGCACGTCACCAACAGGACTCAGTTCGTCGAGACGGGTGATCACAGCAACCAAAGTGTTGTAGCACACTTCGTTCATGCTACGCTTGATGCCTTCGATGCCCTTATCCATGGCAAAGAGCATATTGGTGCGCTTTGCTTTGCTGCTCACGCCTGGATCCAGAGATCATAGACAACACGAGTGCCTGCGGGGTTAACCACTTTCGCAACCTTCACAGCATACAGAACGTTGTCAAACAAAATGGTGTCGCCTGGGCCAACGTCCAGTTTGCTTGTCATTAGCAACCGCTTGCTGATTTTTCCAACATCGCTTGGCACGCCCAAGGAAGCGCCAAAGGAGCGATAGTCAAAATCGAACATTGCGCCATATTCGGTACTTGTCGAGACAACCGGTCTGCTAGCCACACCCGACGTTACGTCAACGGTCGCCAAACCGTATTGCGTCAACGTCAAAGATTTGCCAAACTGCTTGAGCAGCGAAAGCGCAGTGCTAGCAAGAGAGTTGTAGAAACTGCTCATGTGCGAACAAGACGAATGTTGTTGCTTCCTGCGCCAGCCTTCAGGAACGGTAGAAGGATCTGATACACATGCGGGTAGCGAACACGCGGGTCTGAGCCCTCTTCGTATTCAACCTCAATGGGGCCAACCTTGGTACGCTTCTTATTCTGTTCAGTAGGTGGATTGAGGTCGCCCTGAGCTGCGAAGAAGGCAAGCTCAATGCAGGCTCGAACGACTTCCCTAGGAACACTGTTGTTCGGCAC